GCCGGCACGCCGGTTTGATCAGGGCCAGAACTATTACCTGTCTCACTTCCATCCAGTGGGACAAGGTTCCCGGCTTGTTTCGCACGGTAGATAGCTTCCGGGTCCATTTGTTGTATCTTAAACTGATTGATATTCTTCAACCCCGCAAGCTGCGCAACCCAACCGAATATCCTACCCATGTCATACTGCACCATGATCTCAGGAAATCTTGCCATACCGGCGAGTAGCTCCCGCCATAAGTTTGCTTGTGCGAAACGATCTACAGGTAAGGTTCCATCAACAGGTACGAAGTCATAGAAACCGGTAATAAGCTCTGGCGTAACGTCAAGAAATGATGGCCCGGCTTCCAGCGCTAAATCCCCAACCAAGCGGAACTTTTTATCATCTTCGTAGAACTGCTGTGTATTTTGCAGCATCATTTGACTGAGTGGACTCCACCCCATTGCGGAGAAATATTCACTACCAGTCTTCAACCTGTTAATACCAAACGTAGCAGAAGTCCTAATTTCCGTAGCCGACTTCCTTCCCCCCGATGCAAGCGCTCCCATGATCTGTTCATTCACACCAACAGCTTCCTGACCAAGACCTTTAACAACTCCCATGTCACGCATATGGTTCATAGTAACATCAGTAACCTGCAGTTGCTCAATAGCTGTGCTCATATCAGTGCCATAAGCTTCAGGCTTTGCACGAATAACACCACCAGGAAGTGGGTCAAGTACATCCTTCATTACAATCCTTGAAGGGTCAACAACAAACTGGTTGTTTAGTGTCTTACGTACATTATAGAAGTGAGCATTAAACAACCAATCAAGTGTATTCTGCACTGGTTCAAGAACTTCAGGAATGCTGCGATTAACAAGTGAATAACCTTCTGTTTCATATTCAATAACCTGGAAGGGGAACTTGTCATGCAGAGCGCCAAGTGGCTGTGCTCCGAGAACTACCTTTGTATCACTAGTAACAGTAAATACCCATTTCTCAGGAAAATCCCCCTTACCTAGTCCCCACTTCGAAGGCACAAGCTCAATTGCCATTTCATAAACTTTAGTTATATCCTTTGACTTCTTGTCAAATAGATCAGTACCAAAAGCATCGCCCGGCAGTTCTAACTGAGCGGAACCAGCTTGCCGTTCGTCTGCACCTTGGTCACCAACACGAAGTTTGTCAGTGTTTGTATAAAAACCTTGCTCTTCACGCTTGAGGATAGTGTTCCAACCAATTTCAGCATATCGAGCACAGAATTCACCTTCTTGAAAACGGTGGATAGGTACGCGCGGGTCAGGAAAGAAATCATAAGGCCGTACATTATACAGCTTATTCCCTGCGTAACTTTGAACCCTCCTGGTCCGTTTAATCTTCTTTTTCTTACCAGTAGAAATGACGCCAAGAATAAGTTGTTCCTCTTCTACAATCTCACTGATGGAACTTTCTTGTACATCCCAGTAGTTACCAATAATCCCAACGCCATATTTCCCTACGTCAAGAAGCCAGATGTACAACGGTACGAGCATCCCACCAACTTGCAATTGGTAGTCCATAAGAGCTTCCATAGCCTGGGTAGATTGCACACTTTCTCCATGCCTCCCGGCGAATTGAAAAACCGGAGCCCTTGACATAAAGACCGTAGTCCAGTAAGTATGACTGGCCATGAGGATACCGTACGAATACGGTACTACAATAGTTGTATATTGCGGCGCACCTTGCGCACGTTTCAGCCTTTTCTGCGCAGCAATATCTCGTTCAGGGAGATAGGCAAGCGTAGCTTCCTCTGACTTCCGCCATTGATCGTGGCGTCCCAGGAACTTCTTTTTAGAGAACTGTATCCTGTCACGTACTGCATCGAGTATTCGAGTATGCAGGGGTGAACCGAATTTTATATCTAGCGTCAGTGAAGGCATTAGGGTGCACCTCGTGCATATTGAAGTTCGGGAATACTATCTTCATTCATGACACTATCCCAATCATCATCTTCATCTTCCTCAGCAACCATACTGCCGGATAGTTCCGTAACACCAATGGCTACCACTTCAATGAGATCATCATTTCCCACGTCAGGATAATCGGTGAACTGAGAAATGAACTCGGTATGTTTGTGGGAAATGAACAGCTGGCCTCCGGAAGCTGGACCGTTCAGTCCATCTACAATCTTATCATATTTCTTTCGCTTGTCGTCAACTTCCTTAATCACCCAGAACTTCTTCTGATGCCTCATTGCCTGACGCAGTATCCAAGCAAGTGTACGTTGATATGCTACAGACTCTACCACTACTCGACGAGGTTTATACTTATAACATAAACGCATGAACTCAGCAATTGTCCAACTTGGGTCATGGCCTCGGTTGAGCGTATATTCAAGTAGATAGTAGTTCCCCGCATGTTTACCGATTACGGCGAAAGCTTCGAAATCCTTGTTCTTCATGCCCTTGGCGATTTGAATTTCGCTAGGTGGCGGAACAGGGTCAATTACAAGTACCTTTACCATATGGTCAGGGAGTAGTGAATTCTGCCCTTCCTCATCATCGTAGTATTCTAACCACTCGAACTTAAACGCAGCGGTCTCGGGGCTAGTCAACTTGCACTCTTTCTCCCGCATGAAGGTGGAGAGTTTATTCCTTGCAATAGCCTGTTTCTTTTCCTTACGGACAACCTCACTCGGCCAACGAACGGGCCAGATGGACTCTTGTAAATGAAGAGGAAGCCCTTCGGTTTCCTTTGTCCAACATCCAAAGCGCATACTTATCCAAGCCTCATCGGTAAGGGCTTTCATCGAGGCATCTTCACGATTTTGTGGAGTCTGCAGCATAACAAGTTTAGCATCTGGTGTTTCAGACGCGGGAGATAGTGATTCGATAACAGCGCCGTAGATAAGGTTCGACAACTTCTCACGCATGTCAGCTGTAGCAGAATTCTCTTCATCCAGCGCATCGTCGATTACGATAAGGTCTGGACGAAAGTCATCTTGATTAACTCCACGAACGGAGCCTGTAATTCCCATTCCCATAATCCATACAGGATCAGTATCCTCACCACGTTGAATTTCAGCTTCGGTATCTTGCCACTTGGCTCCTTTTGAAAGGTTATAAACTCCGGCGAATTTTTTATTAAAGGTGACTTGCTTCTTCAGCCATTTGATACTCCGCACCGCGTGGCCTTCACTCTTACCAATGTAGAGGATGGTGTGAGCAAGTCCGTAGGCAATACGCTTTGCAGTATACATGCGGAGGATACTAGTCTTAGCCCCACCACGGAATATGAGGATATTAATTAACCTGTTGTTACTTTCAAGGCAGCCCCAAACTTCTGTATGAAAGTCAGGGGAACTTTGCCTGACAGTCTTTGGAAAGAACTCATGAGAGAAGAATATACTATCAATAGCAGCAAGGTCAATGAGTTCTTCAACGGATATTTGTTCAGGAGGAGTTTTAACTATCTCATTCATCAGTAGACTCCCGATCTATAATTCGGTGATCTGTTGCTGTTGGTGCTTTTACTAGAGTTTCGCCGAAATGTTTTGCACCTTCATAAGTATCACTATAAGCACACACTTGCCAACCTTCGTTAGGATAATCTTTAATTTCAACAACAAAACGTTGACCTTTATCACCAATTTGTTCAGGAGGTAACGTCATAACTCACCTCCCATTCCATATATGGAGGTGGAATTCTCCAGGCTTGATAGTGTCAAACGACAAGTCTTTGAGGAAGTTATACCGTTCGGGGAAGGCCTTGTCAGGGTCAAACCACCTGACCACTTCAATAATTGCAAATTCCCAAAGAACTTCTGGGAATAATTTTTTAAGGACAGGTTCGTATAACCTACGAGTTTGCCACCAAGCATTCGGAGTGTGCTGTAACTTAATTTCGATAATTGTAAGCCTACCCCTCTCGATATCGAAGTCGATGCCATCAGGCTGGCAGAAGTAAAATTTCTCCTGTCCTTTACTACGGAAGCGAAACCACGGCGAGGGGACATAGGTGTCCGGGCGCTCGAAGAGGATATGCTCCTGTGCTTTTGTTTCATAGCGTATACCATCTGCACGCTTTCCTGTAACTTTAGTATTCTTTGTAAACAGGGGAGGTTCAAGACTAAACGACGCAATCTCTACTTCCCCCGCAGGATGGAACCGTTTAGGTGGGCTGCAATAATTTGTCACTTGGGTCAAATTCAGGGCCTCCTACTTCAACAGGACTTGGACTTGAGACTTGTTCAATAACCACAGCGTTTTCGGAATTCTGCCGGATCATCTTTTCCCTTGCGGAGGCCAATTGCTCTGGACTTGCCCCTACGAAAACATTTACATTCCCGGAAGCGGGCTGCCCAACGGCGGGCCTGTTGCCGAAGCCGAGAGCCTTCAAGGCCATTTCGCAAGTATCCCTAACAGTGTCAAGCGGAATGTCAGAACGCTTCGCATTAAATCTCTCCGACATTATGTCGATAGATAACTTCGCCAGTTCTTCAGTCTTCTCAACTATACTCGCGCCCGAGATCGACTCATGGTGGGAAGCAAGCCTCCGAGCCCTGTAGTCAATAAACGCATCAGAGTTCTTAATAATACTCAGCGTGCTAATATTAATCCCCAACCGCTCCGCACAAATGTTCGCATCCACGCCAGGATTGAGTATCTCCCAATCGACGATAGCTTCACTTCTCGGTGTGATGCGAATTCGCTGCGCACTCTTCGCCATAACACTTATCCCGATTTCACTCGTTCACGAATAATAATGAACTGATCATTATGAACATGACATACATGAGTTTGGTCATTTTGAATAACGATTGCATCATCAAGTATCGACCCCGTAGGATAACGGGTAACAATCTCAACCTCAAGATGCTTAGAGCAGTGTGCTTCAACCGTTACTGTAGTCGTCATAATCCTGGACTCCTGAAAAAACTTAAAGCTCGACCGTTATTTAAATTATATATTATTCTGAGAGTTTTGTCAAGGGGAAACTTGGGATATTCGGCATATTATATGTTCTATGAAAAACTGCATATATTTTTTGAGTGGTCTTTAATACAGGCCACAGGCCGCCCCCTAGGGGGGAGAGCCGGGGGTCATGAGTTTGTGCGGTGGTGCGGGCGTGCAGTTGATGCATTGAATAAAACCATTACGGGTGCGGAATTAATTTGAAAAGGTTGTCGATTATGCTTGACACGGCGGAATATATAATGTATGATTACATAATGTCGGAATGGTTCTGACATGTTTTTTAACATTGTAAATAACTTTAATGAAAGGTCATGATTATGGCTGAAACTACAACGACTACAACTCCCACGAAAACTCCACGGAAAAAGTTTTGCACCAAGGTTTATGTTGACAAGGACGGGAAAGACTCCCGCCACGCAAATCCCGGTGTTGATAAGTTGGAATTTCGTTTCGAAAATGGCAATACAGTTCCTGTTGATTTAAAAACAATCGGCAAAGGTTGCGCGAAGGCGGCTGCGTGGCATGGTATTGCTCAGAAAATCGGTGACTCGTATAACAAAGCAGAAACTGCTGACGAGGCTCAGGAAACAATGGAAGCCATGCTTGAACGCTTGGTATCCGACGAGTGGGTTCGCGCTGGCGAAGGTGCCGGACCAAAGACTGGTGTACTTGTACAGGCTATTGTCAACGCCAAACTCGCAGCCGGTGACGAATGCGACGAGGCTCGCGTAGCTTTAATTCGCGCCAAAGTTGCAACAAAAGAAGGCCGCGATGGTGCGATGGCGAATGCTGTCATTCACGCGGAATACAAGAAACTTCAGGCCGAGGCTGCCGCCATACGTGCGTCTAAGGCTGTTGCAGCAGCCAGCGCATCTAAAGATACCCTAGACGGTTTCTAAATTACACTATTCCCTGCAACTTATCCCCCCAGACTATCGGGGGGATTTTTTTGTGTTCGGGCCAGTTGATTTGCCAAAACATATAATGATAAAATATGTCACCATATAATCGCCCCGATTTCCACAACCCCTACACACTCCCTAAGCACACCCGCTGAAAATCCCCTAACATTCCTTAACATTGCCTATTTCGTACATACCCCCTTTTTTAATTAAAGATAATAGTTGATTATTTTATCCTTCACAGTTTTTCAGTTCCACAGTCACTCTACTCTTCTTCTTTTTTTTTTTTTTTTTTTTTTTAGATA